TGACCAGGATCTGCACGGCGCGGCGGGCGAGGTAGCGGGATTTGCTGGCGCGGTTGCCGCCGAGGATGAGGAGCTCGGTGACGCCTTTGGGGAATTGCTCGCGGAGCTCGGCGAATTGGCGGTCGGCCGTGGACCAAACGGGCAGGACGGCGCCGTAGCGGTAAGGATCTTCGATCTCGAGGCGGATGCGCTCTTCGAAAAGTTTGTGGAATTCGACGAGCTGATCCGGGGTCATGCGGCGGACGCCGTCGTCGAAACGGACGAGGACGTTGCCGGCGGGGTCGCGGCCGAGGATTTCGGGGGCGCGATGGATCGGGTGCTGGGTGAAAATCATAAGGCGCCAGTTGGCAGTTGGCAGTCGTCAGTATCAGTTGGCTTGCTGCCGCAAGCCTGTCTCGCGGACTCGGCTGGCAGAGTTTCAGAATGCCGGAGCGGGGCTTGGCTTTCGGCGCGGGCGTGGTCGCGGATGCGGCGGACAAAATCGCAGCTGCTGGCGGTCACGATGGTTTCGAGCCAGCCGGTGCAGTCTTCGGCGATTTGTGCCAGGGCGGTGCGGAGCTGGTTGCGCTCTTGGGTGACGAAGTGGAGCGTTCGCTTTGTCATGCGGTGCTCGGTGCGTTCGGCGCTGAGCTCGGGTTTGAGGTCTTCGGTGGTCATACGGTCGGGCGGTTCCAGTTGAAGCGGGGGTTGATGGGATACTCCTGCATGATCTCGTCGCGGCGGCGGCGGGCTTCTTCGATGTCGTGGGTCTTGAGATTCCACGTGAGGCGGCGATGTTTGACGACCGGATCGTAGGGCGTGAGGCGCATCCAGTAGCCGCTGCCGTTGTTCTTCCAAAGGAATTTGTCCTGGTGCCAGGCGAAGTAGTCTTTTCTCATTTCTTCCACTCCGGCGGGAGGTCGAGGTCGAGGCCGTTGCCGTCCATGGGGTTGCCGATGAGGCGGACGTCGGGTTGCCAATAGAATCGGAAGTGGCCGCCAGGACAGCGGACGCCGAATTCGCAGTTGTGGTCGGTGCCGTAGGTAATCATGACTTTGGCGGTCCCCTCGCCGTGCTCGGTGATGACGGGCCAGGGTGGGCGGAGTTCGATTAGCATGGGAATCAGGGGTCAGGAGACAGGGGCCAGGCGCGGAGGTGGCCGTAGTCGCGGGGTTCGGTGACGCTGGCGGATTGGCCGCAGATGTCGCAGGTGCCGGCGTGGAAGGTGGCGACGTGGCCTTCGGGCCAGCCGCGGCCGTGCTTGCGTCCGCATTCGTGGCATATCCAGTCGGGATATGGTGGGCGGTCCGCTGGGCCAGCGGACCCTACCGGGGTGGAAGCGGCCGGAGGATCGGACCAGCGGATCGCGGCGTAGTTCGCGGCGTAGGTGCGCGGGTCGACGGGTCTTGGTTTGCTGCCTTTGCCGGCGCTCATGATTACCAGGGTTGCTCCCCTGCCCCGGCTTCGGCTTCGGGGAGGAGTTCTTTTTGGGGTTCTTTGATTTTGATGAAGCCGCCGATGAATTTGACGTCGGTCTTCGTTACGCGTTTCCAGGCGGTGAGTTTGTATTCGGCTTGGGTGCCGTCGGGTAACGTGAGCAACGCGGTGCCGCTGAAGTCGGGATGGTTGCCGTCTTTTTTGAATTTGTTCGGGAATAGGGTCCAGGTGTCGGGTTTGGGTTGGTATGTGCTCATAGAGATTTGAAATTTAAGATTGGAGATTTGAGAGGGATTGGGTGCGGTCCGCTGGGCCAGCGGACCCTACCGGGGGCTGGAGCTCGCCGGTGAGGAGGCGGACGGCGTTGATGTATTCGCGGCGGTGCAGGGTGCTGCGGCCGCTAAATATTTTGGTCCACATGGACGGATGGACGTCGGTGACGGCGGATAGGTCGCGGATGTGCGTGCCGGTGAGCTGGGACGCGGCTTTCAAGGCGGGGCCGACGGCGTCGCAGAATTCGCGCTGGCGCATGTCGAGGGCGTCAAGGGCGGCGTAGTAGCGTTCGGCGACTTGGCCGGCTTCGTCGAGGAGGCCGTGGAGGATGGTGGTTTTGGTTGGTGTCATAGGGATTGGAGATTTGAGATTGGAGAGGGCGGCGGGTCCAACCGGAACGCAGTGGAGATGGCCCTTAGGCAAAGGCCCCGCCCTACCCCGGTTAGTCGATGTGTTCGATTTGGTCGAAGAGTTGGAGGACGTCGTCGAGGGCGCGGACCATGCCGGATTGGACGACGCACATGCGTTCGTAGACGTCGGCGCGCTTGGGGTCGTCCGCGGTGCGGAGGTCGGCGGCGTAGCGTTGGTTGTGGGTGTAGCGTTCGATGGCGCGGGCGCGGAGTTGCTGGATGCCTTCGCGGGCGAGACTGGCTTGTTTGCAAAGGCGTTCGTTGTGCTCGCGCTCGACTTGCCAGCGTCGGGCCCAGGTGTCGGCCGTGTTGAGTTCGGCGTTCATGCGTTCGATGGTTTCTTGGTGGCTCATGCTGTTTTATTTCCGGTGATGAGGCGGTGGAGGTCGGGGGGAATCTCAGCGCCGAAGCTGGTCATAAAGTTGCGCACGATCAGAGCGAGTGCCCTGACGCGGTCTTTGTTGCCGCCGGTGCGGCGCGGACCTTGCTTTTGAATGCCGCAAGCCGTGCAGGCCCACGCCATGTTGCAATGCGTAAGGTGAAACCCTAACTGCTGTTCCGCAATCAAGGCGGCGTCGACGTAGGTTTCTTTCGCGGCAATCTCTTTGTTGGCTGCAACCCACATGATGAGTTGCCCTTTTTGGCGGGCCGTGAGGCTGGTGTATTTGTCTTGGGATGTTTTGGTGTCGTTCATGGTGTTTTTGTGTTTGGGTTTTTGGTGTCAGGGAAAGGGTTAGGCTCCGTCGGGGTCGTTGAAGTTTTTGGGTTGGTAGGTTTGGCGTTCTTCCTTTTTGTTGCTGTAGAGCTTTTCGGTGCTGCTGCGGAATTGCGTGATCTCGGCGTCGAAGTGCATTTCGATTCGGCCGACGGGGCCGTTGCGTTGCTTCGCCAGGATTAGGACGGCTTTGCCTTTGTCTTCTTCTTTATGACTTACTCGTTCGGGGCGGTGCAAAAGCGCCACGACATCCGCATCTTGTTCGATGCTGCCGCTTTCGCGGAGGTGGCTGAGCTTGGGCTCGGCGCGTTCTTCGGCGTCGCGGTTGAGCTGGGACAATGCGATGACGGGGACGCCTAGTTCTTTGGCGGTGGCTTTGAGGCCGGAGCTGATTTCGTCGATCTCTAGGCGGCGGTCTTGGGCGGCGCGTTTGGTGCTGCCTTTCATCAACTGGAGGTAGTCGATGATGAGGAGTTTGACGCCGTGCTTGGCGACGGCGCGGCGGGCTCGGGCGCGGAAGGCGGCGATGCTCAAGGCGGGGGTCTCGTCGAGATACAGGGGGGCGTCGACGATCTCGCCTACTTTGCGGCCGAGCTTGGCCATTTCATCCTTTGACATAAAGCCGTCGCGGACGCGTTGGAGTTTGACGCCGGATTGGGTGCAGAGGACGCGTTCCATTAATTCTTCGCCGGTCATTTCTAGGCTGAAGAGGGCCGTTGGCACTTTGTCGGTGAGGCAGGCGTGCTCGGCGATATTCGTGGCGAAGGCGGATTTGCCCATGCTGGGGCGGGCGGCGATGATGATGAGTTGGCCGGGCTTGAGGCCGCCGGTCATGCGGTCGAGGTCGCTGAAACCGGTGGCGATGCCGATGGGTTTGCCGCGTTTTTTGTGGGCGAGTTCGATGCGGGTGGCGGCGGCGTCGACGGCGTCGGCGCAATGGACGAGGCCGGATTGCTTGGTCTCGAGGCGGAGGTCGAGGAGCATTTTTTCGCTGGCGTCGAGGATGTCGTCGGTGGGGCGTTGGAAGTTGCGGCTCTCGAGGACGAGCTCGAGGCCGATGCGGTGGATCTCGCGGCGGCGCCAGTAGTCGCGGAGTTGGTCGGCCCAGTGCGTGAGATTCCCGGCGATGCGGGTGTATTCGCTGGTGATGTAGCCGGGGCCGCCTTCGATCTTCGAGAGTTCGCCGGATTGGCGCCATGCCTCGGTGTAGGTGAGGAGGTCGAGGGGCTGGCGTTTGTGGGCGATGTCTTTGAGGAGGAGCCAGGCGGTTTTATTCACCGGGGCGAAGAACCAGTCGTCCTGGACCAGCTCGAGGGCGGCGTCGAGGGTGGGCTGGCCGCCTTGCAGGACACTGCTGATGAGGCTGGCTTCGGCTTCGTGGGACCAGAGGGGGATTTGGGTGTTGTCAGGGGTCATGGTGGAAGAAGGAGAAGTTGGCAGTTGGCAGTTGGCAGTTGGCGGGGATTGGAGATTTGAGATTGGAGATTTGAGATTTGAGAGGGTCAGAGGTCTGTTTTAAGGCGGTGAAGCTGGGCCAATGCGGCGCGTTCCTCGTCGAGTAGATGCGTGCCGTCCATAGCCAGCTGGACGAGTTGCTCGGCGACTTCGCGCCAGGCTTTGAGTTGGGCTTCGAGGTCGACGATCTTTTTGCGGCGCAT